TTTATTCTATTAAAATTTTTCATTAAATCATTTTTATTTATTTGAAAATTAACAAAATCTTTATCAAACATGTAATGATCTCTTATTGGAGTTTTGTCAAATTCCCACTTAACCCCAGTTGATGGTTTATATATTGAATGGTCTTTATTGTAATAAACTAATGATTTTGCTTGAATATTCTTATACATCTCTGGGTTTTTTTCTATCCATTTATAAAAATTTATTTTATTTATATCATATTTAGAATATGAAGTTTGCCCTTGAGATATTGCTTTTTGTGCTTGTCTTACAAATTGGCTTACAAGTCTTTCTGCGGGATCTCTAAAAGAAGAAAAAATATAAGTTGATTCATTAATTATTGGTTCAAACCAGCACCAATGCGCTGTGTCTGTTTCACTTATTTCATGTATATTTACTTTATTATTTTTAAAATAAGGAATCAAAGATGGCATCATGTTATGGCGAAAATGCGTTCCACCAGTGCGGGGTAAATGTAAATGATAAAAATAATCATGCATTATATTATTCCTTTATTTTTTAGAATTGGCATTACACCATTAATAAAATTATTTGCATAATATATTTCTGGAGTACCCCCTAAAAGCAATCGGTTGAGTCCAGCATTATAAAAATTTTCTATTAAGTCAGCCACCTCGACATAGCTTCCAACCATAGCAGTTATACCTCCATGACGAAGTAATCCAAATCCAGCCCAAATATTCTTTTCTATTGTTAAGTTTTCTTTAGAATAATTATGTAGTTTTTGTTGATGAACAACATTTTGTGATTCATGCAGCAAGGCTTCTTCTTTTAAACTGTTTATAATTTCGTCAGTAGCATAGGTAAGTATTTGTTCCGTAGTGTCCCAAGCAGACCTACTGTCTTTTTCAACTATTATAGTAGCTTTTATGCCAGAGTCTACTTTTATCTTATTTCTATTCTGTTTATATTGCTCTAAAGTTTCCATAGCATAATAGTGGGCATTCCCTACAGAATTAGCATTATGTATCGTGTTGTCTGATGATCCAGCAAATACTATTTCAAAGTCACACCCAGACATAGTATCAACATTTTCCAACTGATAAAATTCTCCATTATATGAATCAATTCTTCCATTTGTTACAAGTTTTTTAACTATTTCAGCATACTCTAAAGATCTTTTATATCTAAGAGAAATTGGAGTATGATCCCCATAACTAGCAAGCTCTTCTTTGTGTGCTCCAGACACAATATTTAAAATTAGTCTATCTCCAAATATTTTTTGAAAAGTTGCAACCTTCATAGCACAATATGTAGGACTTAGCTGAGCTGGATTAATTGCTAACATAAATTTAATATTTTTTGTAAGTGCTGAATATTTATAAGCCACTCCCCAAGGGTCGGGATAAAAAGATGTTGTTCTAATTAATATACAATGGATATTGCTTGTGTCTAGGAGTTGCAACAAATCTAGATTTTCATCAAGGTCATGCCCTCGTTCAAACATCCACTCTATTTTTAATTTATCCACAAGATCTCCTATTTGAATTATAGTATATCACATGTTATAATGATATTAATTAGAGATTGAGATAAAATGAGAGTATCAAAAAGTAGATCATTTTTAAAATCATGGACCTATAGATTTTTTGGGACATTGACTTCATTTTTAGTAGTTTATGCAGTTACTGGAAAAGGAAATTTAGCAACTTTGATAGCATTTTGGGAAACAATAATTAAAGTTGGAGTCTATTACTGGCATGAACGAATTTGGGATAATATTCAATGGGGAAGAAAATAAGAATTTTGCTTGACGGATCTACAGCAGAAGAATATGAAGATCCAATTGATTTAATTATACATACTAAGTGTCCAGGAAAGTGGAAAGTAATTGACATGGAAACTGGAGAAGAATATATAGGTTCTCCAGAAGGACATCCAAAATTTGCTACAATGCTTATGAATCGTGTTTCACGTGGAATAATAGGCCACTGGAGCAAGTTAAAGTGGAAGATTAATGGTTAAAATATTCGTTTTGAATTAACTAAATGGTAAAATAGAGTCATATGAAGGTTACTCCAATAGAAGAAGTGTCTTATGGCACATATGTGTGGCAAACAGCAGAGGGCAAACTAGTTACCGATGAAGATGGTAACTATATGTGTATTTTTTCAACAAAAGGAAATGTTGCAAAAATAGCAGAGCTTAGAAGATTTGCTAAAGAGTATGGTGTTGAAGAAGGTGGAGAGCCAGTATGGTTTTCTGGACACCGTCCCATTTCAGATGAAGAGTATGAAAATCAAAAACAAAGACTAGACTGGGGACTTGTTGCAGATGAATATGACCTTCCTGCATTAAAAGAAGACCTAGTGCAAAAGAAAAAAATGGGGATAATATGATAGATCATAAATCTACAGTTGTTGACGACGACACAGAAAATACAATGTTGCAAATAGAAGGAGCGTCCCTTGGGACAGCTCCAAGACAATTGCAAGAGACAGATTTTGATGATCCATTTTTGGCAAACGCTGAAGAAATTTTAAAAATAGACGGATTAAATCCGAACTTTAGAAAAAATACTTCTAGAAAAATGCAAAAAGCATATACTGGGATAGATGGCGCAAAATCAAAAAAATTAGATCCTCTAGATTTAACTGGGTATTCTTTATTTCAAATAGTTCAGCCACCATTTAATGTAATGTATTTAGCGCAACTTTATGAATTATCTCCATACCATCATGCAGCCGTAGATGCAAAAGTTTCAAACGTGGTTGGACTTGGCTATAAATTTTTAGAAAATCAAAAAACTTTAGACAAATTAGAAGATGTTTCTGAAGATTCAGCAAAGTTAGAAAAAGTTAGACGCAAAATCTCTCGTGCTAAAGTTATGATGAGGGATAAGATTGAAAGTTTAAATTCAGATGACACATTTGAAGAAATTATGAAAAAGGTTTATCGTGATTTAGAAGTAACTGGTAACGGGTATTTAGAAATTGGTAGAACATCATCTGGACAAATAGGTTATATAGGTCATATACCAGCTATTACAATGCGTATACGCCGTCATAGAGACGGTTTTGTGCAGGTGGTATACAATCGTTATACATTCTTCAGAAACTTTGGCGATACGTCAACTAAAGACCAAATAGGAACAGACCCAAGACCAAACGAAGTAATTCATTTTAAAAAATATTCTCCAACAAATACATATTACGGTATTCCAGATATTATGTCCGCATCTAAAGCAGTAGCTGGAGATGAGTTTGCAGCAAGATATAATCTTGATTATTTTGAAAATAAAGCAGTACCCAGATACATTATTGTTTCAAAAGGTGCTCGTTTAAATGCTGACTCAGAAAGAAAACTACTAGAATTTTTCCAAATTGGATTAAAAGGACGTAATCACAGAACTCTTTACATACCTCTCCCATCTGACGGAGAAAACACTCGTGTTGATTTTGACATGAAACCAGTAGAGGCAGGAATACAAGATTCTTCTTTTCAAAATTATTCTGTTGAAAATAGAGATAGAATTTTGATCGCACACAGAACTCCATTATCAAAAATTGGCCATGGGACTCCGAGCCCACTGGACGATAAAATTTATAAAGAACAAGTGTCTAGACCAGCTCAAGATATGCTTGAGATGCAAGTTAATAAACTTATTAAGGAATTTACTGATATGTTTATATTCCAATTTGAAGAATTAACGTTGACGGATGAACTTTCTCAAGCTCAAATTGATCAAATTTATCTAACAACTCAAGTAGTTACCCCAAATGAAATAAGAATGAGAAAAGGCCTAAATCCAATAGATTCGGGTGAAGAAGTTTTTGACCCACAGGCAAAAGCAGCTGAAATAAAAGCTCAAACTATGCAAAGTAGAACAAGAGATCAGAAAAGGAATGCTGCTCCTCCTGAATCGGTAAGCGGACGGGCTAGAAAAAATGAAGGGCGAAAGGTCAAATAATACCATAGAAATATTTTGACTTTGTATCAAATGTTGATATTATTTAACTTAGGATGGACATAAAAAAGGTACACTGGAATAATAGCGAAAGCAGAGTTAACTTATCATTTCCTATAACAAAGGTTAATAAGGAAAAAAGAACTGTCTCTGGATTTGCAACTTTAGATAACGTTGATCGTCATGGAGACATTGTAACATCAGAAGCATCTGAAAAAGCTTTTCAAAGATTCCGTGGTAATTTAAGAGAGATGCACCAACCAATTGCAATTGGTAAGGTGCTTTCTTTTCATCCAGAAGAATTTTACGACAAAGAATCTGGAAAAACATACAAAGGTATTTATGTTCAAAGTTATGTTTCAAAGGGTGCACAGGACACTTGGGAAAAAGTATTGGATGGGACACTTACTGGATTTTCAATAGGTGGAAACATTGTACAATCTTCTTTTGAGCCAGGCAAAGAAAAAGAAAATCGTGTTATTAAAGAATACGACCTAATGGAGCTATCATTAGTAGATACACCAGCTAATCCACTTGCAAATATTTTTTCTATTCAAAAAAATGCTGACGGATCTACAGTAGTAAAAGGAATTGCAGCAGACACATCAATTGAAAATGTTTTTTGGTGTAAAACTGATAAGGTTGCATCATCTTCAATAGAAGCGTCTAAAGATTGTGTAGTTTGTGGGTCAAACATGGATAGCATTGGATGGATTGAAAGTTCCGAAACAGAAAAAGGTTTAGCAATAAGTAAAATTATAGATTTGTATTTAAAAAAGGATGATGCCCCAAATTCTACTCATGAAGCAACAACACATGATGCAGATCCTCAAAATGCAATTTCTTCTGATCAGACAATTAATAGATATCCTGATCAAAATAAAATAAAGAAGTCTGATTCAGTTTTTGAATCAGAGAATGCTATAAATAAAGAAGGAGGTAATATGGCAGACGAAACAAACAATGCAGCAGAAACAGCTGTTGTAGAAGCAGCAGAAGCCGTTGTCGCAGATGCAGTCGAAACAGCAATTTCAGAAGTTGCAGCCGAAGTTGTAGAAACAGCTGAAGCAGCTCCGTCAGAAGATCTCGTAGAGAAGTCAGTCACTAGCGCAGAAGCAGAACAACCTTTTGCAAAAATGTTGACAGAACTGCGTGACCTCTTCGGTGAAGCAATAAATAAGAATTCTGCAGATGTTGAAGAACAGATTAAGAAATCAGCAGATCAAGTTGATACAGTAAAGTCAGAAATGACAGTAGCTGTAGAAGACATTAAGAAAGATTACAGTGGTCTTAATGACAATGTTTCAAATCTTGTAAAAAGATTAGAAGAACTTGAAAAGCGTTTTGAATCTTATGAGAAAGACACTGCAGTACAAAAGTCCATTGGTGACGTAGAAACAGCATCAAGGGATACAAAACTCCAGAAAAATTTGAAGGAGTTTGATTGGCAAGGATCCTTCCTCGGAGTCCACAATCTATAAAAATTTACAAAAAAAAAGGTGGTGAAATAAAATAATGAGCAATGAACTATTACAAAAAGTAATTGATACAACAAATCTCGGTACACCAGGCAACGACTTGGCAGGTGATGGTACACCTTCAGGTACAGGTCTTTTATACCCAGATCAAGCTAACAGATTCCTAGATTATATGTGGGATGCAACAATTCTTGCAAAGGCAGCACGTACAATCCGTATGCGCAGCAATACTACAGAAATTGATCGTGTATCTGTTGGTCAGAGACTTATGACAGTTGCAGCAGAAGAGCAACCACGTGACTATGTTACTGGTTTCACAAACGCAGCAGCAACTTTCTCTAAGATTTCTCTAACAACTCGTAAGCTTCGTCTTGATTGGGAACTTTCATCTGAAGCTTTGGAAGATAACCTTGAGGGTCCAGATCTAGAAGATCACATTGCACGTCTGATGGCAACACAGGCTGGTAATGATATTGAAGACACTCTTATCAACGCTAAGGGCAGCGGATCTGGCTTAATGTCAGCATTCGTAGGTTTCCGTAAGGGAGCAATTGACAACGCACACGTTGTTGATGCTAATGCACAAGGATTAGATAAGGCAGTATTCAATAAGGCAATCAAGACCATGCCACGTAAGTACAAGCAACGTCGTAATCAGCTTCGCTTCTTCTCAGGTTCAAACCTAGTACAAGATTATCTATATAATCTTACAGCTAATGCTGGTTCAGTAAACCCATGGGATATCGCTTCTGGCGTAATCCGTGGTGACGTAGTTGCTAATGATGGAGGACCAGGTACAACCACTCCATTTGCTTTCGGTATCCCAGTAATTAACGTGCCTCTTATGGATGAAACTCGTGATTCCACAGGAAAGGCATTTGATGATGCAGGATACGATGCATCTGCAGGTTTGTTCGGTGATTTACACTTAACATTCCCACAGAATTTCATCGTTGGTATCAAGCGTGATGTTGTTGTCTATCGTCTCTTCCAGCCAAAGAAGGATACAATTGAGTACACTCTATTTATCCGTGTAGGCTGCGCATTTGAGAATTATGACGCACATGTTATCGTAAAGAATGTAAAAGTCGGAGGCACTGATTTCGGTGATCTCGGTTCTGTAACACACGGCGATCTCGTTTCTAACGCAGATGAAAACGTACGTGGTACATTCTAATATAACCTTTTAGGTGCAAAAATAAGCGGGGGGATGCGTAATCTCCCCGCTTATATATTAAAATGGTATAATAGATGTGACATGAAAGGAATAATAAATGTCATTTGACACATTAAAAATAAATGAATTAAAAGAAGTTGCAGAAAGCTTTGGGATTGAAATGCCAGTTAAAGCAACAAAACAGTCATTAATATTAGCTTTACAAGATGAAGGTGTTACATGGGACATGTATACTAAATTCAATGGAGCTGAGCAAGTAGAAGTAAAAATTGACGAACAGCCAAAAAAGAAGTCAAAAATTGAAAAGGGTAAGACTATGTTAGTAAGAATGGATAGATTAAATCCATCATATAGTACTCATGGATATATTTTTACAAAAGAACATCCATTCATTGCTATGTCTGAATCTGAAGCTCAATCAATTTTTGATACAGAAATAGGATTTCGTCCAGCTACTCCAAAGGAAGCTCAGGAATTTTATAATTAATAGGGGGTAAGTAAGTTGCATCAAATAGTTAGAGGTACAACAGAACTTGCAGAATTTGAAATTTATGTAAATGGACAGGTGTCCACAGCAGATGGAGACGTTAATGTATCCATATCAGATGCCAACTACGGAACAAGTATCGGGTTAGGTGGGGACGCAACTTTTAACGAAGTAAATAGTAAGTATACATTTAATTTAGATTCAACTTACACATCCTTAAATAGAGTATTAAAAGTTCAATGGGATTATCAAGTTAATGGCAAACAGATTACATCGGAAGATTTTTATGAAGTTTTTACGCCATATGCTACAGTTGCAAAAATAATAGATTATTATAATTTTGGAACTAAGCCTCAAGATTTAAATTATGTATCTCATGAAGAAATCATACAAGCTGAGAGGGCAGCCAGATATCAAATTGATTCGTACACTGGTCAATCTTTTGGTAAATACTGGGGAGACCAAGAAGTCTTTGGGTATAATTCTGATGCAATGGAATTAGTACAAAGAATGGTAAATATTTATAAATTATATCAAAATGGAGAACTTGTAATTGATTATACTCAAGATCCAGTATATAATATTTTTGGGTACGACGTAGAGTTGTCTACAACAAATAAAGCACTAAGAATTGTTAGAAGCGGTATGGATGTAATTTATGATGGCCAGAATGATCCTACTGTCTTATACGCTGGCAAATTTAGAAATCATACAAGGTATAAAATATATGGAGAACTTGGATGGCCTTATGTTCCACAAGATATACAATATTGCACTTTAAGATTAATTGGGAATATGCTTTCTCGTGACGCTCAATGGCGTGAAAGATATTTAAAGAAAATTGATTTATCTGAAATTTCTTTTGAAATGTCTAATGGGGCATTTAATGGAACTGGCGATGTAATAGTAGATACAATTTTAGATCAATATCGTAATACTGGAGCTGTTGTTATATAATGTTGTCTTCTTACATCGGAACTATTATGAATATGAAAGCTGATGTATTTATACAGCAAAATAAACAATCTCAATCAACAGGATCAATTGCAAGGGAGTGGTTATATGAGACAACTATTCCTTGTAAAATTGAACCCATTCAAGCAACATCTGGCGGAGGAAGATATGATAATAAATCTTTTGATATTGGAAATGCTAAAGAATATGACGAAAAACTTCAATTAAAAATGAAATGTTTAATTCCTATTTCAAAAAGATGGAGAATTTCAAACATAAGAAGTAACGACGGGTCAAAAATATTTACAGAAATAGATAAATATGACAATCCAGATACAATATTTGATATAACAGCGTCACACCCAGTTTTAGATCCATTTGGTAAAATTACATATTATGAAGTGATCTTGCAAAGGGCTCATGTACAAAATGATAACACTGAAAGCAAATAATACAGACATATTAAATATTCAAACAGAATTAGACTTAAAAGTTGGTGGGATAAAAGAATTAAGTTCTCCTATTATTCTTGAAGAATTGGCTAATGCTGTTTTTACATTAAGTGCAAAATCATTTATAAAAGCAATGAATATAGAATCTAAGTCAAATCCTAGTGCATATCATCATATATATGAATGGCAAAGACTAGGAACAACAAGTGGAAAACTTTTCTTTTTAAGAAAAACTAATTCTAAAAATGGAAAATTAATAATAAATCCTGGATTTATAAAATCTAAAACAAAAGTTCCAGTTTCTCCAGAATTATTGTCTCCAGGGAAAACTGGAAAATCTGTTGCTTCAAAACATATTTTTAAAGATAAAGCTTTTATTATGGAAAGTGGAAAGCCAATAATATATAGAACTAGAAAAAATACTCCAATCCCAGATAAAGGAGAACTAAAATTTGTTGCAGCAGGAACAGTTTTAAAAAATTATAACCCTGGTGGTAAACAAGTAAAAGGTTCGTTTGAGAAATTTTATAATTATTGGTATTCTTCTAAAATAAACTCAGTGATTGATTCGTCTGGAATAATACAAAAAATAGATCAAGAGACTGCAAAGATTTTAAATAATAAAGGCTCTGGTTCAAGAGAAGTAAAATCTGCTATAATTAATTTACTAAAACAATATTCCAAGGGGGTTGAAATTGCATGACAGATTACACAAAGACAGCAGCGTCTGATATCAGAACTTATGTATGGGATGCAATAACAGACTCAGGCATACTAGATGAAAACGATTACTATGCAGATGGATTTTCTGAAAATTTAATACCAATTATTCCAGCTCAGCAAATTCCAGAATTCAATAACCTTTTGCCAGGAAAAACATATTTGATATATGACTATGAGGTTCAACCAGTCCCAGTTCAGTGGTGGATGACAGAAGAATCAATGACTATAACGGCAATTTCTCAAAATTATGAAACTTTAATTGAAATAAATAATTTAATGCAAGATTTATTCCGAAGATATGATGAAAGTGCTTCAGACGTAAATTCTTATTTTTCTGCAGATTCAGATTTTGTTTTCCATAATTTTTCCATAGATTCCGTGATGTCTCCAGAGCCCTTTAAGACAGAGGGAGACTATCAAATATCAAGCTCAACTTTCAGATATAACTATTCCCGCAAAACGGGTGCAAATGGAAGGTTCTAAATTCGGTTTATAAGCCTATCGTGATATTATTATGTTACGAGGAAGATTTTGTCAAATTTATAAAAAATAAGGTGGTGAAAAAATAATGGCAGCAAATGTAAAAAATGTACTTGTAGGCGCAGCACAGATTTTCGTTAGCACAGGAACAGGTGCTTCTCGTCCTTCAACAACTCCAGGAGCAGGAAACTTAGCGTGGGGTTCACAGAAGGCAGGAGGTTATCTAGCATCAAGCTCTTCATGGCGTGATGTCGGTTATACTAATACAGGTTTTGAAATTTCATATGAGCCAGGTTATGGCGAAGTTATGGTTGATCAACTTCTTGACGCAGCACGTTTGTTCAAGCAAACAATTAAAGTAATGTTAAAGACAGAGCTTACAGAAGGTACACTTGAAAACATTAATCTTGTTTTCGGACAGTCAGATCCAATCCTGACCTATAGCGGTTCAACAGGAACAAGCAACACAACATTTACCCCAGCTGAAGATTCTTCAGCAGGTGCTTATAACGCTAAACTTAATTTAGCAGCAGGAGCACTTGGAGATGCACCAGTTGAGCGTTCACTTGTTGCAATTGGACAAGCTCCAGCAAACATTGGTACAGACGCAGATCCTGTAGACGTATCTTCAGTTAATAAAAAGGAGCGCATCTACGTAGCACGTAGAGTTGTTCAAGTTGAAGTCACATCACATGGTTTGAAGCGTGATACTGCAACTGTATTCCCAGTTCAGTTCCGTTGCTTACCAGATGATAATGATGCTTATGATGGAGCAGAATACGGTGTAATTATTGACCGTGTTTACAGCACTGTTTGATAATTAAATTTAATAATTTCATAAAGGCCCGCTCAATAGAGCGGGACCTTTATGTTTTTTATATATAAATTGCTATAATTATACATAGGTAAATTAAGGAGAATTAATGCCAACAACAGTATACGATACGCTTGAAATTAAGCTATCAAACGGTGAAGTAATTAATGTAGCACCATTAAAAATAAACAGATTAAAAAAATTTCTTGCTGTAGTAAAACCTCTTCAAGAAGATGAAAACATCAATGAGGAAAAAGCAATGGAAATTTTCATTAAAGCTGGAATGATTTGTATGGAGCAATTTGCTCCAGATCTTGCAGCTGATCAAGAAAAATTTGAAGATAATATTGAAGTCCCAACACTGATGAAGATTTTGGAAGTCGCAGGCGGATTGAAGCTTAATGACGACCCAAACTCCCCAGGGGCGAGTCTAACTGGGAATCGCTAGATTTAGCCGCCCTTGAATCAGAAGTTTTTCTTCTAGGTCACTGGAAGAATTATGATGATCTTGAATCATCATTATCTATTGAAGAGTTGCTAACAACATTGTCTGCTATCAGAAAAAAAACTGAAGAAGACCAAAAGTTTTTAGCAGCACTTCAAGGGATAGAACTTGAAGAAAAAACATCACAAGGTGATGATATTACTAAGTTAAAGGGATTCCAAGCCCGACAAGAAGGATTTGGAGTAGGTCTAGGCTTAGGACATATAGTGGAGGGATAATTGAATAACATTCAATTAAATATTGTTGCGAATGCTCAATTCCAACAAGTTTATGCAGAAGTAGCAAAATTAAAAGAAGCAATGTTATCGCTTCAAAAAGCTTCTGTCGGTGGACCATTTACTCCACAGGTATCGGCATCTATTAAACAAGCGCAATCTGCTTTTGATAGTGCTGTTTTGTCTACTCGTGCTTTTACAATAGAACACGTTGCTATGTCAAGCAGTGTTGAAAAATTTGGCAAACAGTTAAAATCGGGTCAATTAAGCTTAAGTAATTATTATAAAATTTGGCGGGATAGTGCTAAAGGAGTATCTTCAGAATTAGATGCACTTGCAACATCTCAAGCCAGATTAAACAGATCCATAGCAATTGCTGATCCTTTAAGGCCAGGATATGCAAAATTAGTAACAGATATAAATGGTGTTGTTACCGCTCAAGAAAAAGCAGTGTTTTATCAAAAAGCATTAAATACAGCATTACAACAAGGTTCCATCAAATTAATTGATTTTGGTAAAAATACACAATGGATGGGTAGACAGTTAACTGTAGGTCTAACTATGCCACTTGCAATGTTTGGCGCAGGGGTATCTTCAGCATTTCTTCAAGTTGATAAAGAATTAACAAGAATGCAAAAAGTATATGGAAGTGGTTTAATACAGCCAACTCAACAAGCTTTAAATCAAATTAGAAAAGATGTATTAGCATTAGGTAGCGATTTAGCAAAAACCATGGGTGTTTCTGTTCAAGAAACAGCATCAATGGCAGCAGACTTAGCTGCCACTGGATTAGAAGGTCAAAATTTAATCTCATCAACTAGGGAAGCATTAAGACTAGCAACGCTTGGAGAATTAGATCATCAACAAGCAATGCAAGCAACAGTTTCTCTACAAAATGTTTATAAATTAAATACAATGCAACTAAGTGATGCTATCAACTTTTTAAATGCAGTAGAAAACCAAACATCTACATCTTTACAAGATCTAGTGGATGCAATTCCTAGAGTAGGACCAATTGTTCAACAATTAGGAGGATCTTTTAAAGATACTGCTGCAATGATGGTTGCAATGAAGGAAGCAGGTGTTCCTGCAGCACAGGGCGCAAACGCAATTAAGTCTGCTTTATCATCATTAATTAATCCTTCTACAAAAGCAAGAGAAGCTTTTAAAAATTTTGGGATAGATTTAGGAAAAATTTCTTCAGAAACTGGTGGAGCACCTCTTTTAATGTTAAAAGCTCTTTCAGAGCAAATGAAAAATTTAGATAGATTATCTCAAGCTCAATTAATTGAAAAATTATTTGGTAAGTATCAGTTTTCAAGAGTACAAGCTCTAATTGACAATTTGAATAAATCTGGATCTCAAACAACCAAAGTTTTTGATTTGATGGGTGCGTCGTCAGCGGATCTTGCTAAACTTGCAGGCCAGGAATTAAAAACACAAACAGAATCTGCCAGCGGTAGATTTAAAAGAATGGTTGAAACATTAAAGGCAGATTTTATTCCAATAGGTAATATGTTTCTTGATTCTTTTACAAGAATTGGAAAAGTTGTAGATAAAGTTATTTCTGCTGTACGAGCAGTAGCAAACATATTGGGTCCAACAGCTAAATCTTTGGGTAATATTTTTGGCGGTGGTCTTGCAGGTTTAATTGTAGTTGGTCCAATCATCATGTTGGTTGGTTTATTTGCAAACTTAATCGGTAATATAATGCGTGGTGCAAACGCAATGAGAATGTTTAAGCAAGGTATGGAATCTGCTACTGCTTCTGAAAATAAATTCCTTGCTGGGTTGCATGGTATGAGAAATTTTTATGAAGCCTTAGATAAAAGTGCTATTGCAGCAAGAAATCAAATGGATCTTATGCCAGAAGCAATTACAAGTAATGCAACGGCTTTTGAAATTTTAAGAAAATCTATTTATGATCTAACATTGCAGTTTGAAGCACTTGCAGTTGCTCAACGAAGTGCAATGGGTTTTCCAACCCCCAATACTGGAAAAGGTGGGGTCAAAAATATTCCATTTAAAGCTCCAGGATTTGCAACAGGAGGCTGGGTTCCAGGAAATCCTTCTCAAGGAGATATTTATCCAGCAATGCTTACTGGAAAAGAGTTTGTTGTTCCTTATCCAAAATCAGTTAAATATTCATCTTTCTTAAATGCAATAATGGATGGGAATCTACCAGGATATTCTGGTGGAAACGGAACATCTTCTGCTACGCATGCTGCGCATGCTGCCCCAGAGTTCCAACCTGGAAGCGCACAATGGGAAACAATAATGAACCAATACCCAGAGTTAAAAGCATTACATGAACAAATAACTGGATCAGTAAAAATTGTTTCAAATTTAGTAAATACAGATGTGCTTGGTAAGTTAAATTTACAATTAAGAAGTGGCACAGCAACTCCAGAAGATTTCTTAAAGAACTGGGGAGTAGGCGGAACTGGGTTTAGAACATCTGCAAAACTTGGCGGACTTCAGATGTTTGATGAAGAACATTTGGGCGCATTAAAAGATTTTGAATCTATCATTAAAGAAAGAGTTGTGTCTCTAGGAAAGCAAAACATAGCAGATGCAGATGTATATCAAG